GAGGCGAAGGTGTGGCGGGAGCTGTGGTCGACGCCGCAGGCGGTGATGTGGGAGCGGCTTGGCTGGACTCGGGTCGTGGCCCGTTACGCCCGCATCCTGATCGCGGCTGAGTCGTCGCTCGACCCGCGCCTCACCGCTGAGGTGCGCCAGCTTGAGGACCGGCTGGGTCTGTCGCCGATGGCGATGCGTCGGCTGATGTGGCGGATCGATGAGCGCGACGAGCTCGCTGAGCGTCGCTCGAAGGGCGCGGAGTCGCAGACGTCGTTGCGGGATCGGGTGCGGGCGGTCGATCCGGATGCCGTGGCGGGGACCTGACCGACCGGGCGATTTCCCGACACTCGGCTACGAGGTCGCCGAGTGGATCCAGGATCACTGCGCCCAACCGGACCGTCACCAGGCCGGTGAGCCGTTCCGTCTGACCGACGAGCAGCTCGAGATGCTGCTGTGGGAGTACCGGCTGTGGCCTGACGCCGAGCCCGATCCGGAGAAGCCTTCCGCGCCGTTCGTGTTCAACGGTCAGGTGTGGGTTCGCCCTCAGAAGTGGGGCAAGGGTCCGCTGACCGCCGCTGACATCTGCGCCCAGGCGCAGGGCCCGGTGCTCTTCGACGGATGGAACGCCGCGGGTGAGCCGGTGGGTCGGCCGTGGCCAACGCCGCACATCCAGATCACGGCGTTGTCGGAGGACCAGACCGACAACGTGTGGCGGGTCCTGTTGCCGATGATCGAGTACGGCGACCTCGCCGCCGATGTGCCCGACACCGGCCTGACCCGCATCAACCTGCCGAACGACGGGCTGATCGAACCGACCACCGCGGCTGCGTCCTCGAGGCTCGGTCAGCGCGTCACCTTCGTGGTGCAGGACGAGACGCATTCGTGGGTGAAGCGCAACGGCGGGCACAAGCTGGCCGACACCCAGCGTCGGAACCTGGCGGGCACCGGTGGGCGGTGGGTGGCGACGACGAACGCGTTCGATCCGAACGAGGACTCCGTCGCCCAGTTCGACATCGAGAAGACCCCTGCCGATGTGCACTGTGACTACCCGACGCCGTTGGCGGGGTCGTGGGGCAACCGGCGGGACCGTCGCCGGATCCTGCGTCACGCCTACCGGGGTGCGCCGTGGGTGGACCTCGACCGGATCGAAGCGGACTGCGACCGCCTCGCAGCGAAGGGTGATCCGGGTCAGGCGGAACGGTTCTTCGGGAACCGGATCGTCGCGGCGGCGGACGCTGCGTTCGATGTGCGCCGGTGGGCGGACCTGGCCCGGCCGGGTCACGGCATCGAAGCGGGCCGGCTCGTCACGGTCGGTTTCGACGGTGCTCGACGGCGGGACTCGACGGGCATCGTGGTCACCGACATCCGTACGGGCCATCAGGTCGTCGCGGCCGTGTGGGAACGCCCCGCCCATCTGCACGACGACGACCAGTGGGAGATCTCGGACCGCCAGGTGGATGAGGCGATGGCCGAGGTGTTCGACCGGTGGGACGTCGTGCGGGGCTACTGCGATCCGCCGTACTGGGAGTCCGCCGTGGATCGTTGGACCGCTCGGTTCACGGATCGGCGCGGCAAGCCGCGGGTCGTGGCGTGGTGGACGAACCGGAAGCGCCCGATGGCGTTCGCCCTGCGTGGCTACCGCCAGGCGATCACCGACGGCGAGCTGTCGCATGACGCCAACCAGACGATGGCCGCTCACATCGGCAACGCCCGCCGGATCTCTCAGACCGGGATGCTGGATGACGAGGGCCACGCACTGTGGCTCATCGCGAAGGACCGGCCGGCTTCGCCTCGCAAGATCGACCTGGCCATGGCCGGGTGCCTGTCGTGGGAAGCCCGCGGTGATGCGATCGCGGCGGGTGCGTTGAACGAGCGGCGCCGCAGCCGTCAACTCGTGTCGTTCTGACCGGACCTCGGAGGTGCACCTGATGGACGCATCTCCGCTGAGTCCCCCGTGGTGGCGTGACCGGCTCCTCGACCGCCTCGCCATCCAGGAAGGGACGGCGACGTTCTTCCAGCGGTACTACGACGGCCAGTTTCCCGACTACGGGATCGTCACCAAGAAGTACCGCGAGGAGTTCGCGGGGATGCTGCGCGACATCCAGGACAACTGGATGCAGCTCATCGTCGACGCCGAAGCCGAACGGCTCCACGTCGACGGGTTCCGTCTCGGCGACGAGCCGGAAGCCGACAAGGCCGCCTGGGAGATGTGGCAGCGCGCCCATCTCGATTCCGACTCCGGCATCGCGCACACCACCGCGTTGACATGTGGGCGAGCCTTCGCCCTGGTCGCCCCACCCCAAGACGGCGGGGACTGGCCGACTATCACCGTGGAGCACCCCACGCAGGTCATCGTCGCCACCGACCCGGCGAACCGTCGCCGGCGTCTCGCCGCTCTGAAGCGTTGGGTGGACGACTGGACCGGCCACACCCGGGTCACGCTGTACCTGCCCGACGGCCTGTGGCGGTGGGAGAGCGACAAGCCGACCGCCGGCGCACGTTGGGATGAGCTACCCGGTGATCGGAACCCGATGGGTGTGGTGCCGGTGGTACCGCTGGTGAACCGGCCCGACCTGTTCGGCGGTGGCCGCTCCGAGCTCGACGCGCTCACCTCCACCCAGGACCAGATCAACAAGCTCGTGTGCGACATGATCGTCGCGTCGGAGTTCCAGGCGTTCCAGCAACGCTGGGCCACCGGCGTTGAGCTCGCCCACGACGAGACCACCGGCGAGGCGAAGAACCCGTTCAAGTCGGGCCCGGGCGCCCTCTACGCCGTCCCGGACGAACAAGCCAACTTCGGGGCATTCCCGATGGCGTCCCTCGACGCCTACCCGAAGCTGCTCGAGAACCGGGTCCAGTCGATGGCCTCCCGGTCGCGCACACCGCCGCACTACCTGCTTGGCGGGATGGGCGACTTCCCGAGCGGTGAGTCGTTGAAGGCCACCGAGACCGGGCTCATCGCGAAGGCCCGCGCTCAGATGCGCCACTTCGACGAGGGATGGGAAGAGGCGATCCGACTCGGGTTCCTCGCCATGGACGACACACGAGCGGAAGCGTTCACGGCGGAGACGATCTGGCGGGATCCGGAGTCGCGCACCGAGTCCGAGCACGTCGACAGCTTGGTGAAGCTCCGTTCGCTTGACGTGCCCCTCCAGCAGTTGTGGGAGGACAAGGGCTACACGCCGACCCAGATCGGCCGGTTCCGTCAGATGGCGGTCGAGGAGGCCATGAACCGGGCCATCGCCGGCGGGCTCATCGCCCCTGCGGTCGACCCGGACGCCGAACCCGAACTCGTCGGGTAGGGCCGTGGCCGCGTCGGCCGCTGAGCTGCAACGGCTCATCGAGGGCTACCAGGAGGGTCTCACCCGTCTAGCGGGCGCCACCGAGACCGCGGCGGAGCACCGATGGGTCCGCTCAGGGTCGCTCGGTCGGCGGGCCATCACCGAAGCACTCGATGACCTGGATGTCATCACCCGAGCCGGACGAGACGCCTCCACCCGGCTCGCCGCCTCGTTCGTCGACTCCTACGTCGCCGCAGCGACCGGCACCACCCCGGCGGTCGACCCCATCAACATCGACGAGCTCCTCGACCAGGCGCCGTCACCACGACCGGAGTACCGGCGCATCGCAGGTGACGCCGCCACCGCTCGCCGAGGCGGCATGACGGCCACCGAGGCCCTGGTGGACACCGCCCCGAGAGTCGGCACGATCGCTGATGTCCACGTCACCGACGGGGCCGTGGATGGCTTCGCCAAAGCGATGACACGTCATCCGCAGGTGACCAAGTTCCTCCGACACCCCGAGCCGACGGCCTGCGCGTTCTGCGCCCAGATCTCAACCCGCACCTACTACATCGCCGACCTGCAGCCCGTGCACCCGCACTGCCACTGCGTCACTGTCCCCTTGCTCGACAGCGACGATCCGCAGGGCCCACCCCGCACTGGCGGTGGTGACGACGTGCAGCCGATCGTCCCCCCATCGTGGATGGCGCCGGCGGAGCGGTCACGGCCGATCGTGCACGCTGTCTCCTTCAGCAGCGCCAGGTCCCATCGGGAGTTCGGCCCGCTCGTCAGCCGACTGGCCAGGCTCCATGGCCTGCCCGACGACGGGGTCCCGGTCATGAACGTCGTCAGCGCCGATGTGCCGCCGCGAGCCAACCTGCGAGGCCGCCTGCGGGTGCCCTCCCTTCGTGCCACCGACCCGACCCCGGAGCTGACTGTCTACGAAGACGGAGACGCGCTCACGTTCCTCCACGAGTTCGGACATCGCGTCGACCGTGCTGAACGCAACGGCGCGATCCGTCGAGTCAGCGAGTCGACGATCGAGGACTCGGTAGAGGTTCAAGGTGCCTTTCTTGACCTGCTCGAAGCGGCGCGAACCGAGAGCTTCGAAGTGGTCGTCGAGCACTTCCGGGGCGTGGACCCGGACTACGCCACGTACCTCAGCAGCCCGAAGGAAGTCTGGGCACGGGCATACGCTCAGTGGGCAGCCCCACGCGTGGGCGCCGAGAGAGCGCTGTCTGGCACACTGGCGAGCAGGCCGGGCTACCAGTGGCCCACCGCGGAGTTCGAACAGCTCATCGCACCACAAGTCGAAGCGGTGCTCCGGGCTCGAGGGCTGATGACATGACCGATGACGCCGAGCCGATCGTTCCCCAGTGGGACCCCGTGATCTGGGACGACCTCGATGACGAGCCCTACGACGGACCCTCACTAGACGAGGCCATCGCGAAGCTCCGCGAGTCGCTAGGACGCCCAGACGGCGCGACTGGCGCCGCATAGGAAACCAGCGCTCACGCCCGGCGTTCAACGGGCGGCACTCCACCTGGAGGACCCCATGGCCGATGAGGCCCCCACCGGCGCGCCCGCGCCACCCGACCCCGCGCCCGAACCGCCGCCGACCGACGGGTTCCGAGCCCCGTCCACTCAGGAGGAGTTCGATCGGATGATCGGACCTCGCCTGGAGCGGGAACGCGCGAAGTTCGCCGGCTACGACGACTTCCGGGCCAAGGCTGAGCAGTTCGACGATCTGCAACGCGAGAACGAGACCGAGCTGGACCGGCTCCGCCGAGAGAACGCGGAAGCCGCCCAGCGCGCCGAGGCGATGGCGTGGACCGCGGCTGAGACCGTGATCCGTGCCTCCGTGTTCGCCGAGGCATCCAAGGCAGGAGCCGTGGACCCCGATGCGGTCTACGCCCTGATCGAGACGAACGCAGTGGCCATCGACGACGCCGGTCGGGTCACAGGAGCGGACACGGCGGTGCAACAGCTGCTGGAAGCCAAGCCGTACCTGCGTGCCACCACGTCTGCCCCGTCCTTCGACGGTGGCGCCCGCGGTGACGGCACCGGGAACCCCGGCACGGTCCGCCAGTACTCCCGAGACGAGATCAAGGACCTGCCCCCCGAGCGCATCAACGAGCTGCGCGAGAAGGGGCACCTGAACCAACTCCTCGGCATCACCTGAACCCGACCCCCCCCATAGGAGGACGCCGTCATGGCGATCACCCAGTTCATCCCCGAGGTCTGGGCAGCCCAGCTGCTCTCCAGCCTCAAGAAGAGCCTCATCTACGCCGGTCCTGGCGTGGTCAACCGCGACTACGAGGGCGACATCAGCGCCCAGGGCGACACCGTGCGCATCACGAGCATCTCCCGGCCGACCGTGGCGACCTACACCAAGGACTCGACCACGATCACCCCCGAGACGCTCACCGACGCCCAGCGGGCCCTGCTCATCGACCAGGCGAAGTACTTCGCGTTCGAGGTCGACGACATCGACATGCGCCAGGCCCGCAACGGTGGCGCGCTCATGTCGGAGGCCGCAGACGAGGCCGCGTACGGCCTGGCCGACGTGGCCGACCAGTACGTCGCCAGCTTCTACAGCGGAGCCATCTCCGCGAACCAGATCGGCACCGTGTCGGTCACCTCCGCCGCGCTGGCCTACACCCAGCTGCGTCGCCTCAAGGTGAAGCTCGACGAGGCCAACGTCCCCCAGGCCGGCCGGTACGTGATCGTGCCGCCCTGGTACCACGGCCTGCTGCTCGAGGAGGACAAGTTCGTGCGCGTCGACGCGTCGGGCACCTCCGAGGGTCTCCGCAACGGCATCGTCGGTCGGGCGCTCGGCTTCGACATCCTCGTGTCGAACAACGCGCCGCTCGTCACTGGTGACGACTACGCCGTGATGGCCGGCTACCCGGGTGCGATCAGCTTCGCGGAGCAGATCAACAAGGTGGAGGCGTACCGGCCCGAGTCGGCGTTCTCCGACGCCCTCAAGGGCCTGCACCTCTACGGCGCCAAGCTCGTGCGCCCCTCCGGCATCGCCACGGTGCTCGCATCCATCACCTGATCCACGCCTGCCGTCGGACCCGACCCGCCATGACCAGCGCGGGTCGGGTCTCGACCAACTGACACCCACACCCCCGAACTCACAAGGAGGCCGTCATGGCCCGCACCGCAGTCGATGTGACCACCCTCACGGCGAACACCGCCGTCACCGAGCCCGCCGGCACCACGGCGGACCCCACCAACGACCACGTCGTGTCCGGCGTGCCGTGCGAAGAGCTGCTCCTGCGCTTCGCCAACACCAACGGCTCGGACCGAGTCGCCACCATCCTCGCCGGCGACAACCCGCCCGCGGACGCCGCCGGACAGGGCGACCTGGCCGTCACCGTGCCCGCCACCTCCGGCGTGCGCTGGGTGGGTCCGCTCACCTCGGCGCGCTTCGTGCAGTCCGACGGCACGGTCCTCATCGACCTCGCCGCCAGCTTCGCCGGCACCGTCACCGCCTACCGCGTGCCCCGGACCGCCTGATGGGCGAGTTCTTCCGCTCCGTCAGCAGCGTCATCATCGAGATCGACGGCCCCGACGGTGGGCTGCGCCGCGAGCGCCACGACGAGCAGATCGCCAACGGCGAGCTCGTCGCGGTGGCCGGCACACCCCACCAGGTGGACGTCCCCGGCGGCGGGTACCGCTGGGATCTCGACGACGACGCCCCGGCCGCTCCCGAGCCCGAGGGCGCGTCCGAGATGGAGGGCGACGAGTCCGCCGACGAGGACGAGGTCGTGAAGCCAGCGAACGGCGACGAGCCGCCCGACGGCAACATCGACGACGTCCTCGACTGGGTCGGCGACGACCCGGCCCGGGCCCGCACGGCGCTCGAGGTCGAGCAGTCGGAGTCCGGCAAGGGGCGCTCGTCGCTGATCGGCACCCTCACCGGCATCGCCGAGGGCTGACCCCGACGCGGCCGTGAACTCCGCCGAGGCGTTCGACCACCTCCACACCCTGGTCGCCGCCGACGCGGACCCGGTGCTCGACACCGCCGAGGTCGCGGCCGCGCTGTCCGGATCCCGAGTCACGGATCTGGCCGGGAACCCCCCGACGAATACGACCGACGACGCGGGAACCTGGGCGGCGTCCACCGCGACGCTTCCCGGCACGGTGATCGTGGTGTCCGGCCGCTACTGGCGATGCATCGTCGGTGGCACCACGGCGGCGAGCGCGCCGTCGTGGCCTGATCTGGCCGGCACCACGATCACTCCGGCCCGCACCGTCACTGACGGTGGTGTCGTGTGGTCCGACAACGGCGGAGCGTGGGCACCGTCGTGGGATCTCGACCGCGCCGCGATGCTGGCCTGGGAACGCAAAGCGGCGAAGGCGACCAGCCGCTACACCTTCACCACCGACGGGCAGACCTTCGAGCGGGCCCAGGTCGCCGCCGCGTGTCGTGAACAGGCCGACCGGTACCGTCGCCGCCTCGCGGGGACGACCCGGACGTGATCGAGGCCGCGGAGCTCGCCGAGCTGCGAGCCACGAGCGTCACCGCCATGCCCGACACGGTCACCGTCACCCGCCTCGCCTGGCCCTCCGCCGTCCTCGATGAGGACACCGGGCTGTACGAACCCGACGAGGGCGACGAGATCTACAGCGGCGCCGCCCGCATCCGACCCGCCGGTGCCGTGGCGGACACGCCGGTGCACGGCGACGCGCTCGTCACCGTCACCCGCTGGGTGGCCACCCTCCCGCACGACGCGGGTGCGTTCGCCATCGGCGACGTCCTCGTGGTGACCGACTCGGCCGATCCGCACATCGCCACCCGGTCGTTCCGGATCGTGGACATCCCCGGCGGCTCCTGGTCGATCGACCAGCGCCTCACCTGTGAGGAGGTGACCGACCGTGGCTGACTTCGACCTCGACATGGACGAGCTGCGCCGCTTCGCCGCCGAACTCGAAGCAGCGGGCCCGGCGGTGGTGCCCAAGGTGAACGGGGCACTCACCCGTCATGCCAACCGCGTCGCGGCCCGGGCCCGGGACTTCGCTCCGAAGGACCGGCCGTGGCTCGCCACCACCGAAGGCATCACCGTGCGTGCGGATGGCCGCTTCACCCGTCGCATCGGCACCGGAGCCGATCCCAGGGGCAAGCCCGTCGGGTTCATGGTCGAGTACGGCACCTCCAAGATGGCGCCCCGCCCGTTCATGCGACGGGCACTCGCGGATGTCGGACCCGACTTCGTGTCGGACCTCGAGCACATCCTCTACGAGGCGCTCTGATGCCCAACGTCGTGCAGGTCCGCCCGCTCACAGCGGCGATCCTCGCCGCGCTCGGGGACGTCGACCTCGCCGTCGGTGCGGGCACCCAACCGGCCGGCACCGGATGGGACGGAGCGACCGGTCTCGCTTCGTTCGCGCCCTATGCCGTGGTGCATCACCTCCAAGGTGAGACCGACGGCCCGCTGAACGCCCCCGACGACGACGCGGACAGCACCTACCAGGTCACCGGTGTCGGCGCGACCGACGAACAGGCCGCGTGGGTCGGCGATCTCGTGCGGAGAACGCTCACCACCCCGGGCGTGCTCGACCTCGATGAGCGCGCCGTGTCGCTCGTACGTGTCGCCGATGTCGTCGGACCCACCCGCGATGACGACGTCGAACCGGTGCTGTGGTTCACCGCGGATCGCTTCACTGTCACCACCACCCCCTGAGGAGGCCGCCATGGCCAGCAAGTTCGTGGACCTCGTGCACCCCGACCTCGACGGCGTCATCGCCGCCACCGAGGGGCAGGCCCGAGTCCTCGCCAAGTCGGGCTGGTGCCCGGCGGACACCACTGCCGACGAGCAGGACCCCACCCCAACCCCCCGACGCGGTCGCAAGCGTGCCGCCGACTCCAAGTCCGAGGAGGACTGACCCATGTCCCGATACGTGTACGAGGCCTTCACCCGCGTGTGGTGGGTGCCGACCATCGCCGACCTCGCCGAGCCGTCCCCGACCGAGGTCAACGGCGGCACCGACATCACCGGGTTCCTGACCAAGGACGGCCTGTCGACCCCACAGAACCAGAACATGGTGGACAGTGCCACGCTGGCGGAGACCTTCGACGCCCAGCTCGTCGGCTCCTGGGGCGGCGCGATCGAGCTGACGTGCTTCCGCGACAACGGCTCCGGCGCCGATGACGCCTGGGATCTCTTCGTGTACGCCACCACCGGCTACCTCGTGGTGCGCCGCGGGGTCGCGGTCGCGACGACTGCGGCCAACGGCCAGGCGGTCGAGGTGTATCCGGTGCAGTGCGCCCAGCCGATCATGCAGCCCTCCGCGGCGAACGAGCAGCAGCGCTTCAAGGTGCAGCTCGCCGTGACCGCCGAGCCGGACCTCAAGGCCGCGGTCACCACCTGATGACCCGCACCATCGAGGAGTTCCTGGGGGACTACCGGTCCCCCAGGGTCTCCGTGCGGGTCACCCAACGCGCCGACCTGCTCGCCGAGCACGTCCGCCTCCAGGCGGCCCACAAGCGGGCGACACGCGGGGACCTGTCCGAGAACCGGCTGCCAGAGGCGCCTGGCATCGTCGACGAGCTCCGCGCCGTCGAGGCCGCCATCGCAGCGAGCGAGTTCGAGTTCACCTTCGAGGCACTCGGCCGCCAGGAGTACCTCCAGCTCCTCGCCGCCCACCCACCCCGTCACGAGGACCGCACCGAGCGCCTGTCGTTCAACGGCGAGACGTTCCCCCCGGCGCTCGTCGCCGCCTCCGCCGTCGAGCCCGCCATCTCCGAAGCCCAGGCAGCCCAACTGGTCGAGCGGCTGTCCGACGCCCAGTTCTCGAAGCTGTGGAACGCCGCGCTCACCGTGAACATCGGAGATGACTCGGCCCCAAAATCCGTGCTGCGCTCCGCCACGACGGAGCAGAACGACGGATCCTCGACTACTGCGTCCCCCGAGGAATCCCTCGAAGCGCCTTCCTCGGACGAGTAGCCGGCCCGAGCGAGCCCCAGTGGCTCCCGGAGGACACCGACGCCGCTCTCGCCTGGATGCAGTGGCAGGACGAGTTGTGCCCCGGCTGCGGTCAGCCCCGCGACGAGTGCATGTCGCCCGACGGCCCCACCTACGACGCCGAGGCGTTGCGCTGCGCTGCATGTGAGGCCAAGGACACGAAGGCCCGCGAGTTCTCCTCCGGTGGTGGGTCTACCGCCGGCATGTACTTCGCCGTGAACACCCGGGAGGAGGGGCCGTGACCGAACGCACGTTGACGGTCCGCCTCCGAGCCGTCGCCGGTGAGTACACCCGCGTCCTGGAGACCGCCGGGCGGGCCACCGACCAGCTCGCCGACAAGGGCCAACGCGTCTCGGCATGGGGCGACAGCGCGCAGCGTGTCGGTCAGCAGATGACCCTCGGCATCACCGCCCCCCTGGTCGCCAGCGGTGGCGCCGCCGCGATGGTCGCCGGTCATTACGAGGCGTCGATGCGGGAGGTGCAGGCCCTCACCTCAGCGTCCTCGGCGGAGATGGAGATGCTCGGCACCCAGGCGCTGAAGATGGGTGCCGACACCCAGTTCTCCGCCTCCCAGGCCGCGGATGCGATGGGGCAGCTCATCAAGGGCGGCTTCGATGTTCAGCAGACCTACGAGGCGCTGCCAGGGGTGATGCAGCTCGCCGCGGCGGCGTCGATCGACATCGCCTCCGCGGCGGACATCGCTACCAACGTCCTGTCCGGCTTCGGGCTCCAGGTCTCCGATCTCGCCAAGGTCAACGACTACCTGGCCCAGACCGCGAACGCGTCGGACACCGACGTGCGCGAGCTCGGTGAGGCCTTCAAGTACGTCGGCCCCGTCGCGAAGGGCGCGGGGCTGTCGCTGGAGGAGACCACCGCCGTGATGGGCCTCATGGCGGAGAACGGCATCCGTGGCTCCATGGCGGGCACCGCTCTGCGTGGCTCGATCACGGCGTTGCTGTCTCCGACGGAGAAGACCGCCGGCATCCTGGCGGATCTCGGTGTGAACGCCACCACGTCGTCCGGGCAGCTCGTGCCGATGGCGTCCATAATCGACCAGCTCTCCACCTCGGGTGCGACCGCCGGGCAGATCATGGAGATCTTCGGTGAGCGGGCAGGGCCGGCCATGGTCGCTCTGGTGTCCCAGGGGTCCGGGGCGCTGTCGGACTTCACCGGGAAGCTGGAGGAGTCCCGTGGGGTGGCCCAGAACCTGGCGGACGCCAAGATGGGTGGGCTCACCGGTGCCATCGAGCAGCTCAAGGGCAGCCTGGAGACCCTGGCGATCAGCGTCGGCGAGAGCGGCCTACTCGACTTCCTGACCGGCACCGTCGAGAAGGGCGCGGGCTTCACCAACTGGGTGTCCGGCCTGCCCGGCCCCATCAAGCTCCTCGGCGGCAGCATCGTCGGCCTGGCTGCCGCGTCCGGGCCTGCCATCTGGGGCATCGGCAAGATGACCGAGCTGTACCGGCCCGCCGTTGATGGCGTCCGGGGGGTCATCGACAGCCTCCAGGGGATGCGCAGCGAGTTCGCCCTGCTGAGGGACGCCGGGCTGAACAGCGGCCAGGCCCTCGTGTCGATGTTCGGCCCCCAGGCCGTCATCGTCGCTGGCCTCGCCGCCATCGCCGGAGCGCTGTGGCTGGCGAAGAAGAACGCGGACGAGTTCGCTGACAGTCACCTGTTCTCCGGTGACGCCGCGGTGACCCTCGCGGAAT